GTGGTGCCCGTGGGCAACCGATCACAAGCGAGGCACTTGCCAGCGAACTCGCCCGCGTACCCGAGGACGAACGTCAAGAGGTGCTCGATCTCGCCACCGAGAAGGCCGGGGACAAGCCGCTAACTACCGCGATTATTAAGCGGGCGATCCGCGAATGGAACACATCATCCGACTACCCGCCCCCGCGCGAATACGAGCCGTGCGAGGAGGAGGAAGAGGAATACGAGGAGGAGGCGATCGAGTGCGAGTCGGAGCCGGTGACGGATCACCACGCCGAGTGGCTGGCCGAGTCCGTCGGTGAGCTCTTGGAGGCCGTGGAAGACCCCAAACTTGTGCCCGATTTTCTCCTCGATTTAGCTGCCGTAGTTCTATCGGCTACCAGCATTAAGCCACTAAGCGATTTCCTTAGTGGCACCGTTGCAATGTTGGGTGAATCGCACCCATCCGTTGCAGCGACCCGACTTGAGAACAAGGCGGAGGCATTGAGGAGTGAATAGTCTGGGGCCCCGCACCGACGCGGCTGGGGAACGCGCAACAGGGCCATGAGGGCCTCGGTGCGGGGCAAGAAAACATGAGGACGCAAGAGTGGAGCCGACCTGTACGGCTCGAAGGCGAGAATAGCTGCGGACTTCGCGAGCCGTGTAGCCCTCGCCAGACTTGCCTTTTTTAAGGAGGAATGGGAAATGGGATCGAAAGCAGAAAAAACCGTTCGCGTGATTCGTGTTGCTGTTGTCGGGTGTGACGGCGACTTTGCGGCCGAAAAAAAACGGCTGGCCGATGTGGCCGGGAGCATTCAGCATGTAATCAATGACTACGCTGCCCATTGGCTTCGACTGCATTATGCGGCGGGCAATCATGCGATTGTGCGCAAATGGATGGAAGCCGACATCGCATGGATCAAGACGCCAAAGAAAGAGCGGAAAGGAAAACGGGTGCCATGCCCCGTCAAGCCGTGCAGCAACGAAATGAGTCGTGAGATATACGCTGCGTTACGGCTTGACCATTTTTCATTAGGCGCGCGACCGCTAACGCTGGCCATGCAGAAAGCCCTGAAAACACTAACGTGTTCTGCGGCCACCAAGTCAGCCTACCCTCGCTGGATGATTATTCTATCCGGGCGTGGTGAATTTCCGCAATCGTCGCGGTCTATGCCGATCCCGTTCGACAAGGCAAACAGTCGCCTGATTATTCCGAAGGACAAGGGGGATAGCTGGCAGTTCGAGGTAAAACTTGAACAGAAACCGGGCGATGCAAAAGGGCTGCGCCCGATTCGGTGGACGCTCAAGACGGGCGGGTTTCGGCTGGCGCGGATTCGTAATGAATTATGGAAGCTAGCGACGGGTGAATGGAAGTTTTGCGGATCGTACTTTGTGCAGCGTGATGGACTTTGGTATGTGCATGTCTGCTACCAAAAGCCGCGTGAAAAACTGGCTCCGCTCGACAAGACCAAGGTGGCGTTTCTTTCGGCTGGGAAATACTTGCCGGTTCTGTTCCGCATAAACGGTCGCACGAATTGGTGGATGAGACGAGGCAATGACGTGCGCCACGTTCGCCGCCAGTTGACAAAGCAGCGGTTCGGCAAGAGCGAATCGTATAGGAACGCGAGCAGCGCACGGAAGGGGCACGGGCGTGGCGTGGCTTGTGCATGGCAAGAGAAGCTAATACGCCGATGGCGCGACTTAGTTAAGACGTGGAACGGCCAACTTGCAGCAGAGGTTGCCAAACGGATGCGAGCGTCCGGTGTCGGTCGGCTTGTCGTCTACCAGCCTGCTGGCGCATGGGGCGACGGTCGTTTTCTCGCCATGGCAGGCAAGGTTCCGACCCGCCGCGATCCAACGGGGTGGGATTGGTATCAGATGAAGTCACAACTACAGCGGGTTTGTCAAGAAAACGGGATTGACGTGGTGGTCCGAAAGGTTGGCGAACGTGATTTTTCTGCGAAGAAACGACCGCAAAGCAAGCGGAGCAAAAGAGTTGCAACAAAGCGGGTGAAGGCGGCATCAAATTGAAAGGCAAGTACAGGCAGAGTTTGGACTGGCAACTGTCGGTGTAAGGTGAAGGCGGCATCAAATTGAAAGGCAAGTACAGGAGGTAGCAACGTCGAGTGAAAGCAGTAGCCGGTGAAGGCGGCATCAAATTGAAAGGCAAGTACAGGACGTTTGGCCCAATTTTGGAGAGGTTAGGAGGTGAAGGCGGCATCAAATGAACTATTGCAAAATCTGCGGAACACCGCTGAAAAAAAGGAAGTTTTGTCCCGGCGATTGTGCGAGACTCGCACAATTCGCCAAACGAATGAGGAGAACGATACGTGATTGCGATTCAACCAACGACGACATGTTCCACGATGGCATACAAAATGCAATTGCTCGAAGCAAGAAAACTTCGGGGCAAGAGCGGAGTCAAGGCGTTTGACCGCGCCAAAATACTTTGTGCCGTTTTCGATGATGATGAGTTCCGGGCAGAGTGTGGCAACCTCGACGACTTCCGCGCAGCGGCATTGCTGGATGAATACGTGGATGACCTCGCCGTCGGATTCCTCGATCTGCGGGCCATGTACAAATACTATCCACGTCGATCCAGTTGGCGAGAAGGCCGTCTCGGAAAAATGCTGCGCGAAATGCTGCGGGCCAATGAAACCGTTATTCCGGCAGCGCGGCCGCCCCGCGTGGCAACAGCCGAAACTCGGAAACAACTAACGCAACAACTCGAAGAGGCGCGGCGGGAAAAGGCACGCCTCAAGCAAACAAAAGAAGACGAACTGATTGCATTCCGCCAGACAAAAGAAACGGAGCTGGCCCAATTGCGCAGTCAGATTATGAAGCTGAAAGCCGAAAATAATCGGCTTCGACAACTCGTCATCGACCTCGGAGGCACGCCCTAGTAAAGCTACCAATCGTACACAAAACGTGGACAGAAAGGAGTCACTCAAATGCCAAGCGGCCAAGAGGGGGAACACGACACGACCGCCACGATCCCACTCGCGGCGTTGTCGCCTGAAACCATCCAACGCACGGGCCGTGCATGTCGCGGTGAATCGTTGGGCTTCGGTGGGTTCACTTGCAGGTGCTTCGCCACACAGCGGGACGAGGATTTACGGACGAACGGCGAAGTCGTCATGGCCAAAGCATTCGAGTCGCTACGGCCGGACTGTGAGAGGCTAATGGACGTGGCCAACGCCGTAGACGCCATCGACGTACCGGCTGGCGTGGCGACGGAGGCCGCTGCCAAAGTCGATGATATCCTGTTCGATGCATACCAACGGATCATGGACGTTGTCCAAGACATTTGCGGGTGCAAGAAAAGCGAGGCTGGCCGACAATAGTCTCGCCGAAAATCGAGATGCTCCCAGCAAACATATGTGGCGACGCGCAGAAAAATCACATGGCACTTTGCCGGAAGTACGCTCGGGAGAGCGAGTCACACAACCTACGGGGAGCAACGGTTGGCGAGTAGTTGCGACAAAAGCCATCCGGCTGAGTTGGCCGGACTCCCCAACTGAACAGGAAGGAACGATTACGTGAACCAATTATCACCACCTGCCACCGCAGCGATTGCCGCAATCAATGCCCAAACGCAGGGTGTCGATGACGACAGGACTCAGTTGGTTGCCGCCAAGTGTCGTGCCCTGGTGGTGGGATACAACGCACGCTGGCGCGATCAAAGCTATAAACCCCTGGCGGTGGAGCAGTTCGTTCAGGCTGATCTTGTCAATCCCGACACCAATTCCATAAGTCGTACATTTCGAATAGCTGGGAAGGAAGACGTGATTGTCACGGATGGCAGTCGCCGATTGCTTATGGACGCAAAAACATGCAGCCAAGACATATCCGACCCTAATGCCCCATATTGGCAACAGTTGGCTATCGAAGCACAACCGACACACTACATGCTGATTGATTGGCTTAGCGGCCTGAAATGTGACGGCGCGGTTTGGGATGTTTTGCGCAAGCCAACCATAGCTCCCAAAAAACTCACGAAAGCCGATCGTGCGCGGGTATGTGCGGAGCGATCCTACTGCGATACGGCAATGTCCGAAGACACCCTGGCCGCCGTGCCGGTCAACGACCGTGAAACCCTGGAAATGTACGAAGCTCGGCTTGTCAAAGATTGCACAACGATCCGTCCTGATTGGTACTTTCAACGACGGTTTCTCGTGCGGCTGGACGCGAACATCCTGGAATATGCCAGGGAATTGTGGCAGCATTCTCAAGATATTTTGGCAACGCGGGCCATCATGCGAAAACATTCAAAAAACGGAGATACTCGCCTTCCGGTGCGCAATTCCGGAGCCTGTATGTTGTATGGGTCGCCGTGCGTTTTCCTGGGGTTGTGTTCAGATTACGACCAACCAAATTCCGACCGGTGGCAGCGCAAGCCGACCGTTCATTCCGAACTACCGGCCCTGGATGGGGATGGCCGCGACGTGTTGACGAACAGCCGCATTCGTTGTTTCCAAACATGCCGACGAAAGCACTACTACCAGTACGAATTGGGCATCGAACGTCAAGATGCCGAAGAACGCGAAGCACTCTTTTTTGGGAGCCTCTGGCATACGGCCTTAGAGGCATGGTGGAACGCACAGCGAAAGGAAACCAATTGTGGCTGCACCAACTAACACCCGGCAAGTTGCCGGCGAAACTGCGATGGTAGCGGGATCAACAAGTCGCCGCTTTTCCATGGCCGACATTACCAAGTCCGGCAACGGTCTGCCAAACCGTTATGTCATCCACGGCGTGGAGGGCATCGGCAAAACATCTCTGCCCGCCTATGCACCGTCGCCGATCTTTATTGAGACTCGCGGCGAGACAGGATTGGAGACCCTCATCGACGCCAATCGCCTTCCCGCACTACCGCACTTTCCGGCAGTTGAAACATGGATGGAACTATTAGGCATCATTCAGATGCTTACGGATGATCCGCACGACTATCGCACCCTGGTCATTGACACGCTCAATGGCGCTGAAAAGCTGTGCCACGAGGAAGTGTGTCGTCGGGACTTCAAAAACGACTGGACTGATTCGGGATTCATGGGCTATATGCGCGGCTTTGAAGTGGCCTGTGCGGATTGGTTGGATTTGATTCAACGCCTCGACGCATTGCGCGAAAGGCGCAAGATGGCGATCGTTTGTCTTTGTCACACTTGTGTCAAGCCGTTCAAAAATCCCGAGGGGCCCGACTACGACCGATGGCAGCCTGATATGCACCACAAAACGTGGGGCCTCACCAACAAGTGGTCCGACGCCATTTTGTTCATGAACTACGAAACCTTTACGTCGAAGGATGACAAAAAGAAATGCAAGGCCACTGGCGGCCAAACGCGCATCATGTACACCGAGCGTTGTGCGGCCTACGACGCCAAAAACCGCATGGGGCTTCCGTCGGATATTGTCCTTGGCAACAGCGGCCAAGAGGCGTGGAACGCTTTCTCGTCGGCGCTGAAAACAGCCAAACAAACCAACCAACCAACATCGAATGGAAAGGAAGGTGTCTAATGGCACGACCGTATTACGCTCCCGGCCGATACTGGGGGAAAATTGTTCACCAAGCACTCAGCGAATCTTCCAACGGCAATCCGCAAGTCATCATTACTTTCGAGGTAATTGGCGCGGTGAATCCCGACGATCCTGATGGCGATCTGTTGCCGTGCGGCCAACGCAATGAACGATCTGTATTTCAAACCATTACCGACAAAACTGTGGAATGGGTGACCGACAATCTCCGCAAACTTGGATTTACGAGCAATTCATTTGCCGACATCGACCTCGATAGTACCAATTGTTGCGATTTACGTAACCGTGAAGCGCCATTTTGGTGCGACCACGAGGCGCATTATAAGACCGGCGATCCGGTGGAACGCTGGAAAGTCGCGTCGGATGGCAACGGCCTGCAAGTGAAGCCACTGGCCCCGAAGGGCGTTCGGCAGCTTGACGCAATGTTCGGCAAATACCTCAAACAAAAACCGGTGGAACCCTCGGAAACCGAGGCGTTTGCGGCTCGCGTAACAGCACCTGTCGCCAAGACAACCCCCGAGGATATTAGCAAACTCAACGAGAAGTTTGATAAGGCAATGGATGCTGATAAATCATCCTCGAAAGAAGACGATATTCCTTGGTAGTTTAGCCAGATGGATCGACACAGGAATCTTTTGGCATGGACACGGATTTACGCCAACTGAAGCGCCAGAACGCGCCGGTCGAGGCCGTCACCAAGGAGCTTGCGAAGCGACGGTTGACGGTCTCGGGCGCGTGCTGGCTGCTGAAACACCGCTTCGACGCCGAGGATATTTTTCGTGCATTCTGCGTGCTGCTAGATCATGAAGAAATCAAGTGGACCGGCGCGCGAACGCGGACAGGCGATCAGGTCTGGAGGGCGGCGTAAATGTTTCTTAACAGAGAGAACTTATCGAGAGAGTGCTTATCTTGGGGGTGGTCCTGCAAGGATACTAAGGAGAGGAACGAGTGTATACGCAAGGCAATTAATGGGAATGGTTTCGGCGATGCCGATACTGGTTCGCTTGCTCGCATTGCCAACGCATTAGAGGAAATTGTAACGCTGCTAGACCCCAAGGGACGCGCTGAGCGGATGCGCCAACAGCAGGAAGAGAAGGAAGAGGAGGTAAGACAAGAACACTGTCAAATCCGCGATAGTAATAATTGGAGAAGGATTCGTCCCTTCCTGGATAGGTATCTCGATAAGTTGCAGCCACGACTGGACTTATTGGTCAGTAAAGGCGAGTCCGCATTGGCCAGAAGGATCGAGTTGGCAGTACGCAGAACGACAGGCGAATTCACTAGATTTCCTACTGGCTGGTCGGGAAGGCGTCTAAATAAGATTCTGCGTGGCGACCCAATGATGCTGCACGAAATTAGACTCCATGGAATAGGCCCAGTTTCATTAGCAAAGTGGGCAAAGGCCGAAGGGAGGGCGGCATAGTGTGGCGGATTCGAGATTGGAATGAACTGTTTGAGAACAGTCGTACCCGCGCATACGACCGGCTGGGCTGGGTTCCAATCCCAAACAAACACGATGGCGACGGGTACACGCAACTCGTCGATCACGAGCACGGAGCATCCCACTACGGAGTGTGGTGCCTGCTCGTGCAGGTGGCGTCAAAGTGCAAGCCGCGTGGCACTTTGATTCGAGACGGAGGCGTGCCGCACGATGCGGAATCCCTCTCTCGGCTCACGCGGATCGGTGCCCATGTTTTCCGGGAAGCCATACCCCGATTTCTCGAAATCCGGTGGCTCGAAGACGTGGATGATAGCGACCTGTCAGGCGGCTGTCAGGCAACTAGCCAAGAACGGAACGGAACGGAACGGAACGGAAAAGAAAAGAATTCCCGTCCGTCCGGTGTTCCGGTCGGAATTTTAGAAGAGGGCTGGGATTCGGAAAACTGGACGGTCGCCATGCGGATGCACGTTGACGCGGTTAACAAACTCTGGCCGAAGCGGAATTGGGAGCGAGCGCCCATGAAGCCGGAGGACCGGTGCATGCTGCTGAAGCTGGCGTATCTGGCGGTGACAAGGCTGTCTCAGGATTGGTGGCATACCGCCCTGGACGAAACGTTGCGCGGAAGCCCACGGAAGCCAATCGGGTTGTTCAAGACGCTGTTGTGGAAAAAACCACGAGTGGAAGGCTTGGACCTGAACGCCATGCTCGATGCAGTGCGGGTACCGGAAAAACCAGCAACAAAGGCTCAGGCATGATATTCCGAAAAGCCAACCCGATCACCGACCAGGAAGTCCGCGAGCGCTGGCGAAGCGAAGGCGACCACGGTGACCGCTGCCAGGTGTGTCACAGGCCGTGGGCTCGGGCGGGGTGGCGCGGGATGTGGGTCCACCACATCATCCACGGCGCGAACGGGCGAAGCGACGAGTCTTGCAATTTCCTTTTCGTTTGCGGTCGGTGCCACGACATGATCCACGACGGCTGCTACCGCGACGAACAGACTGCGGTCGGTGCCACGACATGATCCACGACGGCTGCTACCGCGACGAACAGACGAAGGAGTTACAGCCGCACATAACGCTCGGCATGGTGCTCTGGATCAAGTCGCACACATCGGAGTGGGACGCGGATCGGCTGGCGGCGTTGCATCACCGGCGATTGCCGGACTTGGAGATACTGGCCCCGTACTATTTGGAGGAGCGAACGCGATGGCTGTGACCTGTTATCGCTGCAACCGCTGGCCGTGCGAGTGCAAGGATGGGATTGCGCTGATCCACGGCGACTGCCGCGACGTGCTGCCGTTGCTGGAGCCGGGGAGCGTGGATTTGGTGCTGACGGACCCCATGTACGGCATTTCGATGCCGGGAGTTGCACACAATCACGCTGACAGCAGAGGGACAAGGCGG